CAATGATTTTCACGCAAATGAAAAAATTTAGGTCCCTTTTTGAAAAGGATGTGAAGATATATGGCAAGTAAGAAAAAGATATTCGAACTTAGCGAGATTATTCCACTGCTTTCTGAGGAACAGCTTAAGGTAGCATCTGGAATGATTGCTGATGCCGAATTTATGCAAGAACAGTTAGCGCAACTCCGGGAAAGAATCAAAAAAGAGGGTGTTGATGAGTCATATCAGTACGGTAGCAAGCAAACCGCAGCCATGACAACGTATTTGCAAGTACAGAAGCAGTACGGAACAATCATTCGATACCTCACAGACTTGATTCCTTCGAATCCTGTTAAGAATAAAAACGATGAATTGCTCGAGTTCTTAAAGGATAATTGATGATAGAGTTTGAACAGTATTTTGGGTCCATAGTCGATGGGAAAATTGTTGCTTGTGACAAAATGAAGCGAATGAGTGAGAACCTACTCGAGCGGTACCTCGCCCCGGATGAATTTCATTTTGACCACAAGATAGCAAAGCGACATACAGAATTTATTGAGAAGTTTTGTAAATTGCCATCCGGCAATATTGGCGAACCTTTAAAGCTGGAACTGTTCCAGAAGGCAAGACTCCAAGCATTATTTGGTTTTGTTGATGATAACAACACCAGGCAATATAACGAGTGCTTAATTGTGGAAGGTCGAAAGAATGGCAAAACCACAGAGACCGCAGCAGTCGAATTGGACTTGCTGATAAACGACAAAGAAGGAGCACCGCAGATATATAACCTTGCCACTATGCTGGAGCAAGCAAAGCTAGGATTTAATGCAGCACATAAGATGGTGATGCAAAGCCCCACGCTGGCGAAGTGGATAAGAAAAAGGGCATCCGACCTTTATTGTGACATCAACTATGGATTCATTAAGGCTTTGGCTAGTAATAGCAACAGCCTTGATGGTCTTGATGTCCACGGAGCCGTTATTGACGAGCTTGCAGCCATTAAGGACAGGGATTTATACGATTTGATTAAACAGGCAATGGGAGCCAGACGGCAACCGTTGCTTTTTTGTATCACAACAAATGGATTCATTAGAGATGGGATATTCGATGCCCAGTATGCATACGCATCCGGGGTTATTGATGGCACCATCCCTGATAATAGATTTCTGCCATTCATATATGAACTTGATTCAATGGATGAGTGGGATAAGCCAGAAGCATGGATAAAAGCAAATCCTGGTCTTGGCACGGTGAAATCTTATGACTATCTCACGCAGATGGTTGATAAGGCGAAAAAGGACCCTTCCTTTAAGCCAACAGTCATGGTCAAGGATTTTAACATGAAGCAAAATCCAGTGTCAGCATGGCTCAATTTCGAGGACATAGTGAACGAGCAGACATACAGCATGGAATATCTTTCCCACTCCTATGCTATAGGCGGTTGCGATTTGTCTGCAACAACCGATTTGACATGCGCAACGCTTCTGATCCGCAAGCCAAATGATGATAATGTGTATGTCTTGCAGCATTATTTCATTCCGCAAGGAAAGATTGATGCGCTGGAGCAGACACAGAGCAAAGAAGCACCTTATAAGCTATGGGCAGAGCAAGGCTGGATAACCATTAACGAAGGGGCACAGGTTGATTATTCGCTTGTGACAAAATGGTTTAGCGATATGGTCAATCAATATGATATTAGACCGCTTTGGGTCTGTTATGACCGTGCATTGTCTGGCTACTGGGTTCCAGAGATGGAGGATCGTGGTTTTGACATGGAGAAAACTGCACAGGGTCCTTTTACATGGTCGCAACCAATGAAGGAAATGGGCGCAGCATTCCAAGAGCATAAGGTTGTGTATAATTGCAATCCAATTCTTCGTTGGTGTTTGGCTAATACGGCAGCTAAATCACTGAACAAAGAAGGAATTGAGACAATTCAGCCAGTTAAGATGCATCAGAACAGACGAATTGATGGAATGGTTTCGCTGCTCAATGCTTGGGTTGGTTATGTAAAGCATTATGACGAGTATATGCCGTATGTGAGGTAATGAAGAAAATGGATTTTTGGGACAAATTATTTAAGCCGAAGTGGAAGAGTGAGAAGTTCCAGACGTTTCAAGAGCTTGGAACATACAGAAGCACATTCACTACATTCGGCGGTGACATTTATCAGAGTGATTTGGTTCGTTCCTGTATCAGACCGCTTGCAGATATAAGCAGTAAAGCAAGCGCAAGATGTACGAACAAGGACATCGAAAAGGTACTGAGAAATCCGAATCAGTTTATGAGTGAGAAGGATTTTCTTTATAAGGTCAGAACATATCTTGAAGTTAAAAACACATCATTTGTTCTTATCAACAGAGATGATAGATTGAAAGTCATTGGATTATATCCTGTGCCTTATTCGAGCTTTGAAGTGGTTCAGACTCCGGCAAACAAATTGTTTATCAAGTTTGCGTTCAAGTCATTAGTCATGAAAACAATGGTTGCGCCGGTTGAAGAATTAGTTATTCTTCGCAAGGATTATTTATTTTCTGATGTAGCCGGCGAGAGTAACGCTCCTTTGTGTGATCTGCTTGATTTAATTAACACAACGAATCAGGGAGTTGCAAACGCAGTCAAGGCAACAGCAAACCTCAGAGGTATTTTAAAGAGTACAAAGGCAATGCTGTCTGATGATGATGTGAAGAAGCAGAAGGACAGATTTGTAAAAGATTATTTATCACTTGAAAACGAAGGTGGCATTGCTTCTTTAGACAGCACTCAGGAATTTACACCGATATCAATGAATCCTACTGTAGCAAATGCAGAGCAGATGAAGGAGTTCCGTGAGAATGTGTACAGATATTTCGGAGTGAATGACAGAATTGTAATGTCTGATTTTGACGAGGCTATATTTGAGTATTTCTATGAATCTCGAATTGAGCCTTTTTTGATTGCGTTATCACAGGAACTCACTCGCAAGATTTTCACCGAAAGAGAACTAGGATTCAAAAATGAAATCATTTACGAGTCAAACAAATTGCAGTTCGCATCCAATGCAACGAAGCTCAGCTTTGTATCTCTGGTTGACCGTGGAGCAATGACTCCGAATGAGTGGAGAGCCATCTTTAATTTGGACCCTATTGATGGCGGTGATGAGCCTATTAGACGACTTGATACAGCCACTGTTGCTGAACAGGGTGAGAATGATAGTGATGATGCAAAGGAGGAAGAAAATGCAGAATAAAGAAACAAGAATGTATTCTTTTGAAATGAGAGCCGAGCAGAATGAAGAGCACGGCACTTTTATTACTGGAAGACCTATCGTATTTAACGCAGATACAGACCTCGGCTACTATACCGAGCGCATCGCACCAGGTGCTCTGGATAAGACCGATTTGAGAGATGTTAGATTTCTTGTTAATCATAATACCGACATGATTCCACTTGCGAGAAGTCGCAACAACAATGCAAATAGCACTATGCAGATGAGCTTTGACGAGAATGGAATGAATATCAGGGTTGACCTTGATGTTGAGGGCAATCCTGAAGCAAAGAGCCTTTATTCAGCTATTAAGCGTGGAGATGTCTCCGGAATGTCTTTCATGTTTAAAGTTGATGAAGATACATGGGAAGGATTGGAAAGTGATCACCCTACACGCACAATCACAAGCATTTCAAAAGTGTTTGAGGTTAGCGCAGTAACCTTCCCAGCATACGAGCAGACAAGCATTGAAGCTGCTTCAATCGATGAAGCTCTGGAGAGAGCAAAGTCAACGCTGGAGAGCGCACAGAAGGAGCAGAGAGGCAAGGAAGTTCGTGCAAGACTTATGAATTTACTGAAAGGAGAACAGTCTCATGAAGATTGATGAGATGAACCTTGAGGAAGTCGAAGCAAGACTTGCAGAGATTACCTCCGAGATTGAGCAGAGAAGTGATGTTGAACTGTCAGAAGATAATTCTTATGAACAGGAAATCACCGAACTGAATCAGAGAAAAGCTCAGCTTATTGAAGCAGAAGAGCGCAATGCAACCTCTAAAGCCATTGAAGATGGCAAAGCAGAAGTAAAAATTATTGAAGAAAGAAAAGAGGAAATCAAAATGGAAGAGAGAAAGATTTTTGGAGTTGATACTCCAGAGTACAGAGATGCATTCTATGCTATGCTTGGTGGCACTGCTACTGAAGAGCAGAGAGCAATCGTTGTAGATGCTAATGGTAATCCTGGCGGCGGCGATGCAATTGCTATTCCTAAGACTCTTGATGAGAAGATTTGGGACGGCATCCACACTGCACACCCTATTCTTGCTGATATCAGCACTGTAAAGTCTGGTGTTGCTATGGAGGTTACCAAGCATGTAGCTATTGCTGTAAGAACTACTAAGAAGGCAGATGTTGATGCTAACGCTGGTGAAGAGGAGAACACTTTTGTAAAGGTTGTTCTTTATGGTGAGGATTACGGGAAGTATGTTGAGCTTTCTTATGCTGAAGCTAAGATGTCTCAGGGTGCTCTCGAGGATTACCTTGCAGAAGAGATTTCTGCTGAGCTTGGCGAGGCTCTTGCAAATGATGTATTTGCACAGATTCTTACTGATGCAACCACTTCTCAGAAGGTTACTGCGGGTGCAGACCTTTTCGCAGATGTTAAGTCTGCTCTTGCAAAGGCTAATGTTGGTGGAAAGAAGACCATCTATGCTCCAAGCACTTCTTACTATGAGATTGTTGGTGCAATCAAGAGTGGTTCTCCCTTCAACATTGGTGCTACCCTCGGTGTTGAGGTTAAGTGTGACGATGCTGCTACCTGTGTTGTTGTAGTAGATCCCAAGGCATTCATCCTTAATGTTGTTCAGGACACCATGATTGAGTCTGACAAGGACACCAAGAATCACAAGGTTATCGTTTCTGGTTACCTTCGTGCACAGGGTACTCTCCGCAAGAACAAGGCAGCAGCTTACATCGCTTAAGCGTTCTTGTAACGTGAGAGGAGGTGTGTGCTTATGTTGGACAAGGTAAAACTTGCACTCCGCATCACACACACATTGCTTGATTCTGAAATCACAGAAACAATCGCACTGGCACGGGCTGAGATGGTTCGCGCCGGTGTATCTGTGGAAGTGGCTGAGAGCGATAATACACTTGTTGAGGGTGCTATCAAGACGTTTTGTTTGTACAGATTCGCAAATGATACAAAAATGACGGAAGGATATTCCAAGTCATGGGAGTACCAGCTTGACAATCTGAGGAAGTCAAACGTGGAGGTGTAGCCTATGTACAATGATGCTATCACTCTTGTATCAGAAACGAGTGAAGTTGATGAATACGGAGATATGGTTGTTTCGAGAAGTGAAAGGACAGTATTTGCACAGTTAAGGAGCATCGGACAGAGCGAGTTCTATCAGGCACAGGCTGTAGGGCTTAAGCCAGAGATTAAATTTGTGTTGCCGGACTTCCTTGAGTATGACAATGAAAAGGTGGTTAAGTACACCGCATTCAATGGCAGTGAGTACGAATACACAGTTCTCAGAACCTATAGAAACAATAACGAGTTGGAGCTTGTATGTAAGCGAGGTATTGATGAATGAGTGCTCCAAAATCAGTTGTAAAGATAAATAAAGATGGAGTGCATTACACTTCCAATGTTGACCAGGTAAATTATTACATTTTTGAGTTGTCTCGTGCAGCACTTCGTGACGTTGGCAAATTCATATCAAAATGCTTCAAAAAGTCATATTATGAACATTTCAACAAGCACACAGGAGATGCTGGAAAAGCGACCAAATACGAAGTTATATCCGGCAAGAATACGAAGTTTCCTCGTGTAAAAGTCGGATTGCCTGGTGGTCAGAGGGTCCCGGGGTTTTATTCCTACTTTCAAGAGTTTGGAACCAGTAAAACACCGAAATTGGGACTTCTGACCAATGTTGTGGAAAGCAATATTGCAGAGATCGTCAAGATTGAGAGCCAATATCTATCTGGATTATCTGATGAGGCTGACAGACTTGCATCATTAGTCAATGAAGATGATATGGAAGGGGATGCCGATGAGAACTAATGAATTGCGGAAAGTGATTCAATCAGTTTTGGTTGGGTTAAAATCCGCATATTCCATTAAGGACATTTATTACAGAGAAGCCGACGAAAAGAAGATGTACCCACATATTGTGTACGATCTGCCGAATGCCATGCTTGTAGGCTTGGACAGACACGATACGATTGTGAATATTGACATCTATGGTAAGGACAACAAGGAAGTGGAAGATATAGCGGATGCGGTTGAGGATTCACTGCACGTGGAGAATCTGCCACAAGAGAATATTCTTCCAACATTCTTCTTGGAGAATCGGCAGAACCTCAAAGATGAGGATATAAATGTCCGTCATATTTTGCTTAAGTTTGTAGTACAAAATTATGAAAGGTAAGGTATAACCAATGTCTAAAATCACTGGAACTGGTGCTATTACTAGTGCAGATTTTAAGGCGGTGAAGTGGGTCGGTAAGACCAAGGACGGCAAGGCAGTGACCGTAAAGCTGACCGATGCTATCAATCTTGGTAATATCGAGTGGACTTTTGCAGAAAAGGATGACGTTGTTGCGCAGGTTGTATTTACTGCTTGCTATGACAACACCGACAGCACTGCAACATCCACCGCAGAGCCTTGGGAGGTTGAAACCTCTGGACAGACCGCTGGAGCAGGAGAAATCATGCTGGGTGCTGGTATCTTCTACGTTGGCGATACTGCTATTGCGCTCACACGTGGAGGCGGTAGCTTCAATGTTGAGCGTGAGATGCGTGAGATCAATGCAGATGGTGACAGAGGACCTGTAAAGGATAGAATCGTCATGGAGGGAAGCAGAGCAACCTTGACCATGAATACCTTGCAGATTCTGACCAGAATGGCAGACCTGTACGCTGGTGTTGATGTGCAGTAAATAGCATACGATTTAATTTGGAGGGGTGTCCATTATGGGCATCCCTTTTTTTATTTATAAGGAGCAGACAGATGAGAAGATTAAAAACAAGTGATGTATTTGCGGCCATGAGATTGGTTAAAGCATCCGGCATGAGAAGCGAAGTGCAGAGGATTGCGCTTGAAATGAGAAATACCGGCAAATTCAAAATTGAGGAAGTCGGCGCAGATTTCGTCCTGGGAATAATGGAAGGACTTGCAAGCATTGGAGCAGAACAAAAGGCTTATGAATTTGTTGCCGGACCGCTTGAAATGGATGTGGAACAAGTGCAGAACATTCATCCGTTAGAATGGGCGAAAATTTTGGATGAGTACAAAAAAATTGAAGATGTGGAAGGTTGGAAATCTTTTTTCGATGCTGTAGCCAGTTCGATGAGGTAGAACTTAAAGAACTGTTGCTACGCAGATACCACACGCTTGATTTTTGCATGAGTGTATCGGAGTTTTGCGAGTTTTGCGAATTGGCATATCAAAAAGATCAGGAAGATTCTTTCCGTGCTGAATGGGTGCAACTTCTGCCTTGGATGAGCATGAAAACGTTCAAATATTTATCATTCGAAGAATATGTGAACAAGCGCACAGGAAAGAATATTGATATGCGACCAACCGAGGCAATCATAGCAGAAATCGAAGCGTTGCACGGTCTGAATGGAGGACAGTGATGGATATTTTTAAATTAGTGGGGTCTGTGTTTGTTGATACGGACGAAGCAAACAAATCACTAGCCAAGACGGACGAAAAAGCCGAGGGGTTAGGAAACAAATTAAAAAGCGGAGTAAAAACCGCCGGCAAATGGGCATTAGGACTTACGGCAGCAGCCGGAGCAGTTGGTGGAGCAATGATTGCCAGCGCAAAGGAAACGGCATCCAATGCGGATGTTATTGATAAGGCATCACAGCGCATGGGCATTGGTGCAGAATCATACCAGGAATTGGCACACGCTGCCGGATTATGCGGTGTGGAAATGTCCACAATGGAAAAGGCAGCCAAGAAGTTAGAGGGCACAGACATGTCCTTTGATGATGCCATGAATGAGATTTGGGCTTTAACGGATGCAGAGGAGAGAAGTGCAAAGGCTGCCGAGTTATTCGGTGAGGCTGTGGCATATCAGATGTCTCCAATGCTGAACGCCTCTGCCGAAGATATGGAGGCAATGAAGCAAGAAGCGCATGACCTTGGATTGGTTATGTCAGAGGATGCAGTAAAAGCCGGTGCAGATATGAATGATGCTTTCTCCAAAGTGGATGCCATGATGGGAAGCGTTAAGAATCAGATAGGCTCTGCTCTGATGCCGATTATCCAGAAGCTCCTTGAGTGGATAATGGAACACATGCCACAGATTCAAGAAGCCATTGGCAATGTAATGGAGTTTGTCAAAAAGGGCATTGATACTCTTATGCCACTTATTGAGGCATTGGCTCCTATTGTTGGTGCTGTGTTCGAGGGTATTGGCTACGCTTGGGAGCATTATCTTAAGCCTATATTCAATGGAATTATAGACTTTTTGAGTGGTGTATTCACTGGAAACTGGGAGAAGGCTTTCCAGGGACTTGCTGACATCGTAAAGGGCATATTTGGTGTCATTGTTGACCTCGTGAAAGCTCCTTTGAATGGAATTATCACGCTCGTGAATGGTGTTATTGATGGAATCAATGAGCTGCGCATGAATCGTAATCATCTGCTGTCAAAGGCAAATAATAAT